ATTCTATAATATAATCAGTGTTATTTAACAACGCTGTTGTATGCGTGCAAATAACAGCAACCCCGTCTGTTACTATAGCAACTTGATTTGATGAATTTATCAGCACTGTTTTACCGCCTGCTTCGTGCGCTCCAAATAAATACTGTGTTGTATTTATTGCCTTGGTTTTGAAAACTGCAAAACAGTAAAAGTTTCGATATTCGTCAAGCGGGTCCAACGTTAGTGAGTTTGTGTAAAGCACCTCATTTCTTTGAATTCTCCCAAATTCCATAGTGTCAAGCCCGTTAATTGCAAGTGTTGGATCCCATTCAGCACATCTTATATAAGGTTGGTTAACATTGAATCTAAGGGGTAAGTGTGCAGAATTAAAGCGTTGTCTAAAATTAGTAAAATTCCGTCCAGCTAGCGGTTCAGGAATTCCAAAACCTAATTGCGTGAAGGGTATCCCATTCGTATATGTTCCTGTTGGGTTTGCAAAATTATTATTACCAATTTTAAGCCCGTCAATAGGGTCAATAATTTTGGGTGGTCTATAATAAGCTCTTTCTGTTCTTGTTGCGTTTTGAGCAATAAACCAATCACGGAAATTATTTTTATTGAAATTCCAAAAGGTTGAACTGGTAGGGGTATCATTTACATCTAAACTTTTATTGGCTAAACCATTGTTTCCATATTCAAAATAGATAACTCTTGAACTTGCGGCAAGTGTTGGCAATTTAACAAAAACGCAAGTATTGGTTGACAATTGGTTTTGAACATAAAACTCCAATTCAGTTACGCCGTCCGTATCATATACACGTAAATCTCCGAAATTATAGTTGCTTTTGTATTTCAAATATAAATCAAAATGTTTAACAATTATATTAACGTAGTAGTTTGTTTTTACGCTTTTACCTGTATTATTAATTGTAACTGGCAGGCGGTAATAATTACCAGCGATAACTTGGAAACCGTCAAAATTTGCAACCTCAACTGTTTGGGTTGTATATTTAGCTTGTTTTTTGAAGTCAAGTGCAGTTGCCATAATTATTGAGTAAAAATTTTGACACTAAAATTTCTTAAAGTTGGAACGGTTCCAATTGATTTAGCAATAAGCTGAATATATGCAAGCCCCTCATATTCGGTTTGCACAGTGTAACCATTGCTTGCGTTTGGGCTTTCAACTTTTACCCAAACTGGCAATAAATAATCTGGAATAGTCAACTCTTGTATTTTTTTGAATATAGATGTTGAATCTGCATATTCTATTTCTTCGAAATCAAATGAAAACTGAGGTTTCTTTTTTCCACGCAAATTAAACCACACAGAGCCATTTTCTGACAATTCACGTTCAACAACTCTAGTGTCCTCTAAATCGTAGCCCTGCACAACATTATGCAAGGTTATTTCATTTGAAGCTTGTGTGTACCCTATGTTAATAATCATATTAATTTAGAACTTTTTTGAGCACAAAACCGTATCTTTTCGCCCAATCTTCGACACTTGACATTGTTTGGTCCAATACAATTTTGATTTCTTTTGAAGAATTTCCACTTGGTATGTTTCCAGTTTCGTTCATCATATCTAATTTGTCAATTCCAATATTTTTTACCGCGTCAGCTTTCAAGACATATTCTTGACCGTGAACTACACCAGCAACTTCAGATATTCCATTATTTCCAGTATATCCACCAGACGCAAACCCCCTAACTTCGGGAATCGCAGGAACACCTACCGATCCTGAAATGGAATTAAAACCACGAATTACATTATTAATCCCCGATAACAAGCCATTTAAAGCGGATCTTCCTGTATTTTTTATTCCATTCCATATTCCACCGAAAATGTTTGATACACCGTTCCACGCACTATTCCAACCACTTGTAAAAGCACCTGTAACAAAATTAAGTAATGATTGAAAGTTTTGAATTTGTGCCGATATGTGACCACCAATTACTGCAACTCCACCTCCAATCATGGCAACAAACCAGTTCCAAGAGTTAGTAATTCCAGCCACAACCATTTCCCAATTTTGCCACAGCCATATTCCCGCCGCAACCAATAAACCAATTACGGCAATCACAGCAACTATCGGCCAAGATAATGCACCAATAATAGCACCAACTACAGGTGCTATAACGCCCCAAAGTGTCATCATTGTTGTAATAAAACTTAAAACACCGCCCAAAACAACACCAACAGTGCCTAAAATAGCTAATCCACCAGCTAAAACTGCTATAGCTTGCACCACAAGAGGGTTTTGACTCGCAAAACTAGTAAAGCCATTCACTAGATTAGTTATTCCTTCAGTTAGTTTTAATGTAATTGGCAATAAAGCTTCCCCCATAGCAATTTTTGCGAGTTCCATTTTAGCTTCCATTTCAGCTGTTTTTTGAGCTGATGCACCGAAACCTGTAGTTAAATCTTCAAATGCTTGATCTGTCGCACCAGCTGAGCCACCCATTTCAGCTAAAACTGAATCATATTTTGCACCATTCTCACCTGCCAGTGACAAAGCCAGTGTTTGGGCTTCAATCGAGCCTAAATATCCTTGTAGCGGTGTTCCTGTCGCATTAGCTTCATCAGTAATAGCTGAAATTGAACCCTTCAATCCTAAACTTTCAATCATTGCTTGACCGTTTTCAAATCCTAATTTTTGTAGTAAACCACTCATTTTATCGGTGGGCGACATCAACCCCTGCAAAACGCCTCTAAACTGTGTAGTAACTTCGCTTGCGTTACCAGTTACACCTGTTTGGGCGCCCATAATTGCAAATAATTCCTCTTGACTAACACCTAATTCTTTCGTCAAAGGTGTAACAGCACCAATTGAACTAGCAAGTTCAGGGAAAGTAGTTTGCCCTAATTTTACTGCGGTAAATGCTAAATCAGTTGCTTTTTGTTGGGCTTCTGCGGAAGTGTCGCCGTATGTTTTAGTTACGGCTGAAGTTAACGCTATCGAATCAGATAACGTCGCAACCCCAGCTTTGGCCGCCTTAGCATTTATTTCTAAAAGTTTCAAACTTTCATCCGAGTCGCCAAACGCAGAAATAAGGTTATACATACCCTTTGTTGCTTCATTAGGCATAATACCTAAGGAACCAGATAATTCACGAATACCTTGATCTAATTCTTTAATTCTATTACCAGTGTTGGGAATAAGTGATTGAATTTCAGCAATTCCTTTACCATAGTTAGAAAAGGCTTGTACACCAACATTTAGACCAGCCATAATAGCACCGCCCATGACAACAGCTGCACCACCAACAGCAACCATTTGACCACTCATATCACCTAACTTTTTAGAGTCAGATTTTAAACCATTTCCAAATTCTGAAACACTTTTTTTAGCGTTATCCAATCCAGATTCAAGCCCTTTCGTGATGGCTTCTAAACTAATTGTGATTGCTCCTGCTGATCTTGCGGCCATATGAAATCTTTTATTCTTTCGTTTATATAAATTTCGTAATTTTCTCTTGAAGAGATTGGTGTTCCTAAGAATTTGCCCATGTTTCCAGTTTTTGGGGATTGTAAATCAAAATATTTTTCTGATAATTTTTTTAAAAAATTTGTGTTAATTTCTTTAGCTTTGTTAAAAAACTTTTTACCATTTTTTGATTTGGATCCAATTATATTATAATATGAATAATCTATTTTTTCAATTTCATTTTGTTTTTCAATCATTATAAAACTTTCCAAAATATCCAAATCTAAAACCGTAAAACTATCTATTTCTTTTAAAGTAAAATTTCTTTTCTTCAACTCAAAAAGTAAGGATAATTCCCTTACTCTGTTTTTTTTTCAATGTTAAGGTCTTCCTGAATAATAAAATTAGAACAAATTTTGTCTAAAACTAAAATCGGGGTTTTATCGTAGATATCTTTTTGAGAAACATCTGAATTATTGATTAAATTAGTTTCATTTTTCAATATTGACGAAAGTGCTGAATAATAATCTTTTATTTTCTGTTCGTTTAGCCTGGTATTAGCATTAATAACCGAAAGCTTATCGGCATATAATTTGTATTTTCTAGCGGAAAGTTTAGTTGCTTTTACAATTTCAATTTGCTTACCGTCCGTAAGATAAAAAGAAATATCAAATAAGTTAAGAAAACCGTTATTTTGATTTTCTATAATTATATTATCAATTTCTTCACTACCTAAAATTGCTTGCGAAATCCCTTGCAAAGTTGTAAACGGTAAATCCTGCAAATCGTCTAGCGACAAACCATTTTCTTTTAAATTAGATTTTTGATAAATTAGTTTGCATGATTGATCTAGCCACTGGTTCATTTTACCAGTTCCACCCTTAATTATAAATTCTTTGTCAATTAAATCATCGGCAGTTGCAAGTTCAAATGTTAGTGTGAATGTTTTTTGGTTAAGAGTGAAATCTGGTATTTGGTACATAGAAGTATTTTTTTAAAATTGTAATTATAATTGAATTTATTCTACTACTAAATCTACCTCACCTAATTTCCAGTGTGGGTTTCCATCCAATAGTGCGTTTGCTTTAATTTCAACATCATAGTTAGTGAACTGGTCGGTTTCGAAATTAGCGTTAAAACTCATGATTGGACTTGCTTTAGGAATTTCAATTGTATACAAATTGGTAGCTCCTGCGGTGTCAATCCACGTTCCATCTTTCTTCGAATAAGAAGGCACAAATACCATTCTGTACTGTTTGAGTCTTCGTCCAGATTCACTGCGTCCAGATAAAGTACCCGATTCAGGTGTAGCTGCAGAAACTCCTGTTTTCGTACAGTTATCTGCCAGCATTATTGCAATTGTAGATTTTGCAAGTGCCTGAAAATTAAAATTGAAAGCGAACGTTTGACCTGCCGAAAGAGATTCAATAGGGTTGTCTGCACCAGTTTTGTGTTTGGTAAGGTCTATGATTTTATTGTCAATTTCCATGTTAGCAGTTTCTGCTGAAATGAAACCAATGCAAGAATTGGCTGCGGTACTTGTCGGCATTGTTAAGGTAGCGTTAACATCGCCTGCTAGGACCATCCAACCATTTAAGGCGGATTCAAAAATTTCGGGTTGTTGTGATTGTGACATATATAATATAATAGTTTAAAATTGTTTAAATAATTGGGTATCTTGAAATATAAATTCAAATTGAGTTTCGTAAATAAATGTGTTTTCGCTTTGAGCAAGCGAACTTGGTATGTAAGTTGTTGATTGTTTGCAAGTGATTATGTTGAAACTTATAGATTCAGCTGTATTAGTTAGTTTGCCACCTCTTTTGTTAGAAAAAAGGTATTCTACGTTTCTACAAATTTGTTCACATAACTTTGCGTCTTTGTTTTTTACCGCAAAACCAATTTTTTTATATTGATTGTAATTTTTTGGTTGTCTTTCTTGTTGTAGTTCTCTTATTACTATTTGATTAAACTTTTCGTTTGTCAAATTAGCGTTAAAATTTAGTATTTTAACTTCTGCGAAATTGTTATTTTCTAAGTATAATTTAATTTGTTCCAAAAAGTTCATAAATAATAATTATTAAAGCTTTCTTCAAAAAAGTCTGTAAAGTTCTTTTGGTTCGCATCAAACGGGTCTGTAAAGTATCCTTTTGATTTGCCAAAATAATTTACTTTTATCGCGTAATCGGTGTTGTAACCAACCTCAGCGAAATAATTACTTTTTAGGTATCTCGCAAAAGAAGATTTCAACAAACCTGTAACGACTGGAACCCTCGGCTCTATCACTTCTTGAATTTTATTGGTTGTGTCTATAATTGCTTTTCTGCTTGCACTTTGTGCGTCACCCCTCAAAACATCCAGATTTTTTTGAACCTTGGCTATATCTCTTTTGAGTTTTTTGGTGTCTAGCGTAAGCATATTAGGATTCTAGTTTAAGTTTAATTTGAAACTTTTGTTTTAGGTTGCTCATGGTTTGTAAACTTGAAACACTTACAACCCTGTAAAACCTTTCTGGTGAGTTAGTCAGTCTGCAATAATCACCATTTTGGGGGTGGTATCCATCAATTACTGCTGTACTATCATAATTAAGAAATTCATCATCTGTATCTACAGAAACTGACTTTTTATCAAAAAACCTACATTCAAAAATTAAGGTTGGGTCAAAAAAGACTTCTTCCCCGTATTCTTTGTTAGAATCACCAAATTGAATTTTAACTTTGGATAATAAAGACATTAGACAAATTTATTTAATAAACTTGTAACTTGGATGGGTAGCAGTAAGTTTTGGCTGTTATCCGCAAGTGTGTAACTATAACTAGACGTTGACTGGTTTTCCGATTTTAGATTTAGTCCAGTGATAACACTTTCATTTTCCATTAGATAATCAAAAAGCATTGTAGCGGCTTGTCTGATTTCCTTTGGTACAGTTTTAAAATCTAAAATCACATCCATTACCCTTGGAAAGTTTCCAAGCTGGTGGATTTTAAAGGCAGTAAAAGTTAGTGGCGTATCGGTGGCAAGTGTTAAAACGTTATCATCTGAAGAAGTAACAGGAATGACTAGCCCTTCATCAGCCCCCTCTAAAACTTCAATAACACAATACTTAAAAGTATTTTTTGGATAACTTTTACCAGTAATCGTTAAAGTTGTAGTAGTTAGGGAAAATTCAGCAGCTACAAAAACTAAATCAAATTGACTAGATTTACCATCAATTTGTGCATAACTTTTCACACCAACGTAATTGTCAACCAAAAATTCAGCCAAATTATAAATACTACAATTAGTTTCCAATTCAGCTAAACTTGGTTTCAAATATTGTCGGTGTGTGGTTGTTATCATATTTTTTCTTACTTCTTGCTAATAATTCACCTGCTAAACTTACATCAAGTTGGTTTATTTCGCCGTCTTTGTTGAAATCAAATCTTTTTTTTTAGATTCGTTATTTTCAACCACTGTACCACCATTTTCGACTGCTTGTGTAACTTTGTCTTCTGTGGCGTAGAAAAACCCCCCTGCGTTGTTGCGAATAAGAATAAGTTTCATAAAGTTTAAATTTAGGTTATATTATCTACTAATTTAGCATTTTGTTCTTTTTCCTCATTTTTAACCATCGCTTCAAGTTCTTTTTCAATTTCCAAAAAAGATTTTCTTGATTTCTTAGTTTTAGGCTTTTCTGGATGTACCGTGATAGTTTGACCTGCAATTACTGCGCCTTGTTTTTTCCAACTTTCCACTTCTGAAGGTGGACAATCGAAAAAGTTACCAAATCTATTTTGCATTTCTATTCGTTTATCGGACATAATCAGAATTTTAAGCTACTCCACCTAAAATTGGGAATACGGTTGTTGGACGGTAAATTAAAGTACCAAACAGGGTCTCCATGTGGTAGTTTTTGTCTCCACCAACCACGTTAGGGTTGTAAGAAACCGTTAAACGTGTTGCCATATTTGCGGTTTCATCTCGCACAATAGATTGTCGCGTTCCTAAACCATCACCATCAGTTGGCAATTCTCGAACTACCGAAACAATAGAATCAGTTGTGAATGCAAATCCAACCTGTGTTGAAACTGCTGAAAGGGCTGCAAGGTTAGTGTAAGTTGTTCCAACTTGCGTTGCATTCGATGGAAGAATAATCATGTTCAAAGTTGGTAAAATTGCACCATCACCTAGCGTTTTTGAAGCTTCTGGGTTGACAAGTCTTGAAACTGTGCTATCTTGCAAAAGTTCAATGTATTGATCCGATGGTAGAATAACTACTTTAGTTTGCGTTTTATTAACTTTTGCGTCAAAAAACGCTTTCCATAAAGTTGTTAGAAGTTTGTAGTTTGTGGCTGTTGCTGCAGCTCCAATTACATTACCATTAATTGCGGAATTGTTAAAAGAATTCAACATTAAGACTTCTTCAATAGAGTTTCCGTGTTCCGCACCCGCCGCAGCTAAAGTATCGTTTTCAGGGTTGACATTTGCTAGAACTTTATCAGCATCGTTAATTGAAAATGGTGTTGAAGCAATTGAGTCTAAAGTTAAAGTAACGTTAGTCAAAGTTTGTTTCGGGTAACTTACTGAACCACCTGTTGAGGTTACAATATTAGTAGTTATGCTTGGAATAATAGGAATCGAAAGTGTTGCGCCACGTTGGTACGAAGCTGAATCACTTAAAAATTCTGAATCATTACGAAAGAATTGTTTAAGTACATTGTTATAAGTTAGCGGTTTAAGCAATCTAGTTGCTAAAAGTGTAGTTTTTGCTTGTGCAATTGAAGCATTTGTAGTAATTGGCATATAAATAAATTGTGTGTTAAATAATAATAATAAAGTTGTATAATTAGTTTGAATTTAAAGCGTTAAATAACTCTTTTGTAGAATATTCTGTTTGAACATTCTTCGAGTTAAGTATTTGCATTGCTTTCTCTTGTGTTAGCCTTCCAACTATCGTACTCCTACTTGGAACTGGTGCAATAGCTGAATTCGCAGGTTGTTTGAAAAGTTCAGGGTTGTCTTGTTTTATATTTTCTATTTCAAAATCTAAATCATCACTTGCGACTAAACTATTCAATAAATACTTTTTGACAAAATTAAGTTTGGTTGGGTTTAAGCCACTTTCTGTAAGTTTTTCAACTGCTGAATTTTGTTTTAATAGCGTTTCTTTTTCAAGTTTGCTATTTTCCATTTCAGCTTTAAGTTGTGCAACTTCCTCTTCAAGAGTTAAATTTTCCGCCGATTTTTTCTTCCAGTCTTCATTTTCCTTCAAAGCTAGTTTTTTCTCCAATTCTAAAGCTTTCACCTTAGCTCGTAAGTTTTGCCATCCTTTTGGGTCTGTGTGGTCTGAATTTTCATCTTTGGTCTGTTCATCAGCGTCTGCTGTTTCAACCTCTTTAATTTCATCTGAATTTTCATCAGCGTCTGCTGTTTCAACCTCTTTAATTTCATCTGAAATTACATAATCAGTGTCTGCTTGTTTTAATTTGTTTTTCATAAAAATTGTTACATTAGCTAAAAATACGTTTACAACACCGCTAAGTGCGTTATAAAGATACACAAATTATTATACGTATGTTTATATTTTGTCAAGTTTATACAAACTTAATATTTGTTGGAATGTGAATCATAAAAGTGTGTCTACACTGCGGATGTCCTACCCCGCTTCCTTTTTTGTAGGTTCCATTCCACAAAGCTGATTGTATAAGTGGGTATCCTTTCGTAATTCCAGTTATCGAATAAATTTGATTTTGAAATTGTTGACACATCGGGGAAGGGTCTGAATGTCCACTTATCTTGATTAAATCGTGACCTTGACTTATAGCTTCAAATATTACCGCTCTTTGCCTGCCCGTAATTAGAGTTTGGCGTGCTAGTCTATCCATCGCACCTTCCAATTTATATTTTCTGCCAGTGTTGCTTTCAAATCCAGTAATTCCATTTTTAATAAATTCCTGTTGAATATCCGCACTTATATCCTTCAAGCTTGAACCTCTAAACCCACCCTGGGCAATTTTGGATAAAACATCTTGTCTTATTGTTTGATCGTAAAAGTTTAGGTTCCTTTTTAGCGTATTAATGGAATTTGAAAATAAACCTTCAATTTCATCTTTCGTGTCTCGGATTAATTTTTCCAAACTAAATATAAATTTTAAATCATTCTTATTCGGAATATTAGCAATTGTTGGATCCACGCCTTTTAAATCGAATAGGGCATCCTGAACTTCTTCATTCCAATCAAAACCTAGTTGTTTAAACAGTTTTTTTTCGTATTCTTTACTATATTGGGAAATAATAATTACGGACTTTCTAACAAACGATTTCTTTGAGCTTAGAGAGTTGAAGTTAGTTTTAAGCACCTCTTTTGTCAAATCATCAATCAAACCCTCCACAACCTTTTTTATGAAGGCGGTTTCTTTATCTGGATTAAATTCTGGTTTAATCTTCATCATCCTCTAGGTTTTGATCGTTTATATTTTCCGCTGTACCGCCAAGGGCTAAAATTCCGTCATTAATATTTCCATTTTGGAGGTCAATATCATCAATATAGTTTTGTGCTTGTTTTTCAGTCAAACCATGCAATTCTTTTATCGCGTCAATTCTTGTAATCATGCTCAAATTAAGTAATGCTTGCATTTCAGCAATAGTTTCATTTCTATCGTTAATAATTCCATCGCCAAATTTAATCGTTGGCTTCTCTTCTTTTTTATCATTTAAAACTATTAAATTAAAAATAATGTCTCGCAAAAAACTTTTCATTCTGATTTCCCTTGCCCCTTTTTTGTGCAAAGTTCGTGTCATCATTTTTTGTAAAGCAACGCCTGAAAGGTTCCCCGTTCGTATATCATCACTAATAAGCACGTTTGGCAGTGCTAAATCTTCAAACAATTCTTTTTTGAGTTTGTCAATTGTTATTTCGATTTCAGCTACTGTTGAATTTGGCTGAATAAATTGGGGCGGTGTATCTCCCGCCTTCATTGGGATAAAATCCAACTTTTTGAGTTTTTCCTTTTTACTAATAATTTTTGCAAGATTATCAAAAGTATTACCTATAAAACCAGTAAACGTGTTAAAAACATCTCTTGTTGCTTCACCACTCTGGTTAAAACGGTTAGCCATATCTTCCGCACTGGAAAGTAAAGAATCTGGAACGGCAAGCATTGCTTTACCTGTTTTAATTTGTACGTAATATTCTAATGTTATTAAATTATTGATAAGATTTGTGGTTGCAATAACATTTTCAGTATAATCTGAAAGTCCAAAATAGTCACGTAAACTTTTTTCATTTTGAAATCTGAAAAATACTTTCGCTTCAACCAAACCATATAAGCTACTTTCATCTGTAATCCCAAAACTTTCTTTAATTTCTTCAGGTATAAAATCAAAACTAAGAAAATCATCACCTTGCTTCACAACTATTTCAGTTTGCGTTTCGTTGGTGTTTGGATTGTAATTAAATCTTTTTTGTACTATATATCTTTTTTTATCAATGTTGTACTGGTAATTAAGAATATTAAGTGTTGCTTCAGCATTACTTTTTGCTTCAAAAACTGGTTCCCAAATTGAGTTGTCAATAATTTGAATTTTAAACAAATCATTCTCTTGATAAATAACCGCAACTGTATCACCTGCGATACTAGCAACTTTAAAAGAATCTTTTATAAAATCATTAAAATCATTATTTTCTGAATATTCGTCAAACCATTCTTGGTTTATATCCAGCGAAATTGATGGAGGCTCAAAACACGACAAGTTAACAAACGTGTCGGTAATTAATTTATAAAAGTTTTTCTGCGGCGCGTAAGGGTCGTTGTTACCGAATATATCTAAATCTAATTGATTTGTTGGAAGCACGTTGTACGCCCTACCTTCGTATAGTTCAATATTACGCAAGCTTCTTTGCGCGTACTCTTCAACGGTTAAACTGCTGTATTCGTGTTCTGACATATGTTATATATATTATTAATCTAGTTAAAACTGTCAACTCTTGTGTTTCATGATGTATTCAAAACCTTCCAAACAAATCATATCTGCAAGCAATAAATCGTCATGTTCACCTTGCATGTGTTCATACTTGCTTTTTTTTTCGTTCCAAACAAACGTCATCATTTCCTTTATTTCATCTTCGTTTACAATTTCTAAGTTACTGTTATTAAATAATGTTGAAAAGTTAGCAATGATTTTGTTTCTGCTACTCGAAGTGCTTTTAAACCCGACATCCCCACGACTTTGTCCGTATAATCTGTTTGGATCCGTATCAAACCTTTGATAAAAATACTGATCGTCATTAATAAAGGTACGTAAAGCTTGGTTGACTGTTCCACCTGTATTTTCTACTGCTTCAACAATTATCAATGGAAAACCGCCCGCAAGTATTAATTTTTTAAAAATATCTAAAATAATCGGTGAAGTTAAATCTGGGTTAACTCTTTGCTTGAACTGGCAAATAACAGGGTAATTTTCCGACATTTCCCGTACTGAAATACCTGTATAATCTGAATCCTCTTTGCCTCCACTCGTGTCTACACCAATTGAATAGAATTTGCCTGCTGTTGGTGATTTATACCATTTTACACCTTCAATAGTTTCAAATTGTTTTTTAGGTTTTATAGTTTTTATTTTGTTTAAATCGAATTTTCTTAAAATGTTTTGATTTTCGGTTGCCAACCCCAATATTGAACGGCTAAAATAATCTGGGTTGTAATTGTAAGAATTAACATCATTATAGCTAGAATATTTATCTTTTGTTCTTTTTGGTAAAAAATCGTTGTCAAGGTATGAAGTTACAACTTGGCAAATTCTTGGTATTTTTTTTGGTATTAATTTGAAATAGCCGTCTGCTTTTGTTTTTTCAAAATCAAAAAATCTTTTGACTATCCAATGTTCAAGGTCTGGCGTATTAAGAATTAATATCACTTTGTTGCCCTTTTTCCTTAGTGTGTCAAGTAAAGTGTTGACACGTTCTTCATCACGTATATCTTCAGCTTCTTCAATAATTGCTAAATCAATATCTTCGAAGCCCTTCAAATCTGTTTGCTGTTCAACCCTTGAAGTTCGGAACCCTTTCGTTATAATAATTGTTTCTTTCTTATAATTTTTTATTTGATTTTCCTGTATTTCATAAGAATTTCTGTAAATATTGCCAGACTGTTCATCGATATCGATAAACCTACCTTTGATATTTTGTAAAATTGATTGATTGATTGAAGAGGCAACGTCACGTAAAATCAATGAACGACTGCCAAAATTAGCGAAAGTGTTAAGAACACAAAAATTGCCAGCATTCCATGTTTTACCGCTTCCACGTCCGCCAATCAAAACTGCAATATCCCAATCACCAACGTAAAAGGGCTTCCAAATTTTATGGGGCGTGTAGTTTAATTCCATCACTATTTATTTTATGTTAACGATTGTTTTTGGTGGTGTTACATCATTTATATCTATTGTGCTTTCTGTTTTGGTTGCAGCGTACCCACCAATTATTTTAATAAGTGTATCTACCGCTTTTAAACTTGCATTTAAATCGACTGGTTTGCCTTCACATTCGTCACCTTGATTATTTATATAAGTTGTTGGTTTTATTCCCATTTTTTTTATATTTTCTAAATCTTCAACTAATTTCTGCATATCAATACCGTATTTTTGGTTGGCTTTTTCTGCTAGTTCTTTTAGGTAATTTTGAATCTTAACATTCGTTAACAACCTAGCACTACTTGCAACACAAGCTTTATCAGACCCACCATATGTTGACTTATAAGCCTGTAAGCCGTTGAAACCGTTTTTATGGTATTCTCGGGCAAATGCTTCATGTCTGATATTCAAATTATTCATAATAAATATGAATAGCTAAAATATAACATTTTTGTCAAGCTACCTAAAGAAGCCTCGTCGGTTGTACCTACTAGGCTCTTCAGAATTACTTAGGAGGCTCCTAGGTAATAGCTAGGATGCTTTTAATTATGTCAAAAAATAAACCCCGTTAAAAATGTTTCTAATTATTTAAGTTTTCGTGTTACTATCAATTATTCTAAATAAACATTCGTTAGGCTGGTTTGTATGCTGTTGATTCCCACCTTGTAAAGTGCTTTTTCTATGGTAGCTTAAAACACTTACAAAATCATCAGGGGCTTGATATTCACTTATATACACTGGATTAGTTTTAGATTTTTGTTTAACCCAAAGCCAAAACTTTTCATGGTCAAAACCACCTTCACTATATTCATAAGTTCCTTTGTATGGTGGGTCGCAGTAAATAACCACATCTTTAGGTATATCAATTTCATCATAGCTTTTGGCAAATAGTTTAATTTTGTTTGAATTGGTAAATAAAGGGATTTCTTGGTTTGTTAAGGTTTGTAAAGTATCTAAATTATTTAGTTGCTGTAACTTCTCTAACCGTTGTAAATGTTCTAACCGTTCTAAATGTTGTAACCGTTCCAACCGTTGTAATTGCTCTAATTTCTCCAAACCTTTTAATTTAACTAAATCATCGCATCCTTTTTCACCATTCTTTACTTTTTCTTTTAGCCCCTTTACATACTTCTTAAAAGTTGCGTATCTTTCATCTTTATTTTTTATATCTACTTTAAATTTTTCATGATATAACTCTCTAAATAACTTAACGGCCAAGTTTCTCAAAGATGACCTTCTTGGGTGTAAACCGTCAACCTCTAAAACACTACTAAAATCTAATCCTGGTAACATTTCCTTTATCAGGCTAATATCTTTATCTACTACTAATTTGTGCCCTGCAAGTTTAGTAGGCTCCATATCTTTACCATATAAATAGGAACTTTGGTCATTCCCAAAACTCAGACAAGTCATAACATACCCGACCCAATAATCATCATAGTTATCTGGATTTTTTAAAACATCAAAAAATTCCTTTCTGGTAACAAATTTGGTAAATATATCTAAGTTTCCTTGTTGATTAAAAATATAGTCAAATAAAGCCACCACATACTT